GGCCTTGGAACCAGATGCCATCTTGGCACCACCAACAAGGTTGTTGCCACGGTTCTTGCGTGTACGACGACCTCCAGCAAGTATTGCAGGGAGCGGCATTCTATATTAAAACAATAGAAAAAAACTACGCAGTGGCTTTTATGCATAGCTCTTCTTCTCGGCATCCGAAAGGGCACGCCACTTGGCACCAATTGCGCTGCCGAGTTTGGGAATCGGCATGCCAGGATTCTCCTTCATCAGTTGAGGGCGCACCTTATTTGCAAACTTCATGTAGCCACTCAGCTTGCGCTTGCCACCCTCTTGCTTATTCTTGCGCGTCTTGTTGGCTTCCTTACGATTACGCTTACCACCCTCTACATTTGAATTGCTTGCAGCTTGAGTTGTAACTGAGATTTTAAGTTCATGCTCAGGGCCAATTGTTACTGTCTTGCCATTTAATACAGGTGAGGCGGTTCCCTCAACTACTTTCACAGTATATCCATAATCCGCAGGAGCAAGTTGAAGTTGATTATCCGTTAACTTACTTGATTGGACTTGGGGCATTTCTATTAAGAGCCTATATTTCTGCGAAGCAGAAGCCTAATCGAGTCTATACAAGATTACATTTGGAGTCGGGGTGTCTGCCCATTACGAATCTGTGAAATTAGGGCACTAATCTCTTTCGGGTCATAGACACCCGCAAAATGTACGAGAAAATCACCCTGTTCCCAGAGTGGCTGCCCCTCAAGTCCTCGGAGAAACGCATTAAACTTCTTATGATGCCCCGTAATCTCCGTTTTTGCGAAGTCATCAAGATTTTCATCAAGAACTTTAATCATCGCGGCGTTTTCCCACCAAACATGATACAAATAGTCAGTTCTCTGCCAAACTTTGTCCCAAAAGGCGCGCATCCATGCCGTGTTTCGGAAGAGAATATTGCCGGAGTTAATATGACCGCATGCATCGAGTGTCATGAGTAGATCTTTGTTCGCAGGTAGTAAAGGCACCATACACTCCTCAAGTCGAATCGTCGGATTCGTAATAAAGACATCTGCATCTGAGAGCCAGACCAATGCACCTTCAGGAAGAGTTTTCATAACTGAAAGCACGAAGGGAATCTTTGACCACGGAATCGGTCGTTCACGGTCCCAGAATTCTTCGGCGCCCTGAATGTATGTATATCCGTGCGTTTTTGCATAGTCAATTTTTGATTGTAGGGCCTCGGCAAGGCCAGTGCGATAATCTTCACCAATGACAAGTGTTAGTATAGTAACACTCATTCGCTGATAATGTATTGCAATACCCTTAAAGTAGGTTAGTAAAAATTTGAAACTTTAAGGCCGGCGTAATAAGTCTACAAATACAGTATGTCAAAGGAGCGATTCGAATATTTTAAAAATAAGGAGGGCGATTATATCTGTAAGTTTTGCGATAAGACAACTGCAAAACAGAGTACGATGCACATGCACTACAAGGCGAAGCATTCGGGTGAACTCCCCTTTGTCTGCGATATCTGTGACCGTCGATTTTCACAGAAGCAGATTCTAGATCTGCACACACGTGCACGTCATATAGATAATGACCAAGTTGAAAAATATCCCTGCCCTTGCTGTGAATTTGAGTCACAGAGTTTTGCGAACCGTATTATCCACTTCACTCGAAAGCACTGTCGCAATTATTTAGATGATATGAAGGACGGGACAGGCAATGAAATTACGTGTACCGAGTGTCAAAAGATGTTTAAGAGTAGCACTGCATTTTACTATCATGCAGGCAAATGCCTAGACAGTATTCAGGGAATTGTAATTCCTCATCTAGATGAAGTCCTGACCGTTGGTTAATCATCCTTCAAATTGTTCATCTGTTGAACAAGGCTGTAGAGGTGGTAGCCACCTGCGGCGAAGGCCAGCATAAGTAGCAGTTCATAATACGGGGTCTCTGTATTTTTTCCTTTGAGACCAATGATAATCAAAAGCGGTCCAATGAGCAGTGCGTGAATGAGGTTCACATACATGAAAGGGGATGCATTGACAAAACGAACATACGCCTTGTAACCGTGATAGAGTGTCAGTACAATACCGAGAATTAGAAGAGTTGTAAAGATTTCATTTGGCGTAGCAGACCGTTGAAGGCCAACATAGAGAAAAAAGGGCACCACAAAAAAGATGTGGAAAAGCGATAAGACAATATGAGTGTTCATATGATTCTAAGTAGAGCACGGGTATTTTCGAGTGCACCTTCAATCCACGCCTGTTTCATGGAGAAACTTTCGCCACAGATATAGAGATTCGGTAGGTCCTTGAATGGTTGAAGACTCTCTTTACTAACTTTATGCGGGTCATAGAGGCCGGGCGTCCAGTACGTGGCACCTGATTCCCAAGGATGCGATTTCACAGTCGTAGGATAGGGGATCTCTCTATCTGGAAAGAGTTTACGACATTCATCTGTGAGTATTTTTCCTAAGACCTGCTCTGCTATAGGTTTCGTACCCTTTGCGATATTTGACCAGACAACTGAATCACCCGCATCCGTGTATGAAATCATGACAATGCCCTTGTCAGGCCTTATTGGTATAAAATAACGAAGTCTCTCTTTTGTAACAAATTTATGAAGATCAGAAAACCAAACTTTGCCGTTGGCTCCAGGAGGAAAGACTGCATAAATTCGATGAAGTGGTTCCATCTTTACATATGTCAGCGCCTTTATTGATTTAAAAATTGATATTTTTCGTAGGGCATCTGCATGAAATGCACAAATAACATGCTTTGCTTTCATCGTTTTTGTCTCGCGCGTTGCATCTTTACTTGGGCTTCCAAAACTAAACCAGAGGCTCATTAGACCATCGTGTTCAGGTACAATATTTTCAAGAGAATAATGCGTGAAGATGCTTACACCCCGTGATTCGCAATCTTTTGCTAATACACTAATTATTGCATCTAAGCCCTCTTTACAAACTGCATATCCAGTATTCGTTCCCATTTCATCTGAGAAACTAAATACAGCTAAATCAGCACGTAATGTATAGAGTTCCGCACGATACGGAAAAGGATCTGTGAACAGACGTGTTTTTTTCGCACCAAATACTTTTTCCAGAACTTCCATAAGTGTATGTGTGGCTAATATATCTGCAGGCAGCATTTTCACATAAGGCAACCAGGTTCGTAAACTATCATCAAACGGATTTGGTACTAAAGATGCGCCGTAGCTTTCTAACCAATCAATCTCATCAGACAACGGTATTTCAGTCAGTTTGTACTCTTTAATTAATTCTCGTAAGAGTGTGTGTGTTTTGTGAAAACGCCCTGCACCCTCTTCCCATTGCAGATTCTTCTCACGAAATGTAAGAATACGACCTCCAAGAACTCTGTATTTTTCAAACACGGAGATCTTTGCTTTTGGATATTTCTTGGCGAGTTCACGGGCCGTATAGAGACCCGCAATGCCACCACCCACTATGGCATAGTCGAGCACCATTTACTTAATAAAGACAGAGTTAATCCAGTTCATCACTTTACCCGTATCGGCACTGGTCATCTTATCCAGAAATTCAGTCTCCTGGATTGCAATAAAGGTCGGAATCTTTGACACTTGGCAGTACCCAGGCGTATACTTGTTCTGGTCAATGTCACACTTGAAGAAAGTGACCATTGGAAAAGTGTCAGTAATCTTCTTAAGGTCGAGATCACGGCAATATCCGCACCATTCCGCTGTAAAATAGACCACTACATATTTCGGCATCACCTTAATGCGCTCATCCTTACCACGAGCGATGAGAGCTTCGAAATACTTATGATCCGGGAGGGGTGTCATTGTGTACGTCGGGTGGGACATCGTTTTCTTGTTTGGAGGATTTATTTGAAGGAGTAAATCGCGCCCATGTGAGGCTAAGAGCACCTACCAAGACAACAAGTGCCGTGCCAAAGAAAACATAGGAACTTATGCTGCCAGCGGCTTCTAAAGCACCGCCGGTTTGACCAGCAGCGGCTCTGAGTTTTGCAGGATCCGTAAATGCCGAGATTGAGCTTGCCGTTGCAGCTAGTTCAGGTGCCTTCGCAGCCAGTGCAGCAGTACTCTTTACAGCGGCAATTGCCGGTGGAATTGTTTTTTGAACGGCATCAATGACGGGAGGAACAACCTTTTCAACTGCGCACTTTGTATCCACAACAAGGCCAAGTGCTGCACGAATCGGTCCTAAGAAAGGTGCAAAGGGTCCCGTAACAATTGCAAAGAGACTCTCACTTGATTTTACCTTTTCATAGGCACTCGGTGTCATCACATTTGCCGCAGCACCATTCGGATTTAAATAAATAGTTGAAGGAAAGAATCGAGGTGTTCCATCAATAAATAGGGACTTTGTATCATAAAGCAGATAGAGTCCAGAATAGGCTGTCCATAGGACCGAAAACACTGCAAGAATACCACTGAGTGTAAAGAGTAGCATGACGAGTCCACCCATAAAATCACCCGCTGCGAAATGACTCAGTCCAAAGGGGAGGCCCAGAAATCCTACATACAAAAGAAAGAAAAAGGGACTGGGTACAGTATCGGGTGCTGGACTCGATGCACCACCCGTAAAAATTCCCGCACCAAGACCAGGCCGCCCAATGTACGGAACAGAGAGTCCATATTTTTCGATAGAGTCCCATTCGGCAAATGTCTGAACAATGTCATAAATCCACCAGAAGCCTAGACCAAGTATATTCGTCATCACTTTGAGTGCTGCAGTGCGTGGCGACCGTAGAAGAATATGGTCGAGTGCAAAAAATCCACCAAGAATTGTAATGAAAGTGAAGAGAGTCGGCGAGATTTGTGACCCTCCCCATGACTTTGCGGATGTATGGTCGAATGGACCAAGGAACGACATCCCTACTAATCTGTATCCGTCTTTGTGCTAGGCAAACAATCCGTAGGCACTTCGAATCCCTTGGCTCGGAGGTGAGTCAAGAACTCAGATGGAAAGCACGGTGCTTTGAAGAAATCACACGGCATGTGGGTGGGATCGGGTAGACAAATAGAGACTGGCCCCGATGTCATTCGGAATCCAAACTCACTGAAATTAGTCAGAACAAAGCGTCCATCCGATTGCGGATAGAGTTCGAAGTTACGTAGAGCAAATCCGTGTTTCCAAAAGAGTAGCCAAAGATCCTCAAATTCATCATACATAACCTCAGGTTCAGTCCATTCAAAGTTCTTTTCAAAGGATTCACTGGCCTTTGGAATCCACCATCGCTCAAATGAATAGTCCTGAATCAGTTTACGGCCAATCCGCCGAACTCTTTGTTGTGTGATTGAATCATGCTCCATTATCTGTAGTCATTGAATGATCGCAGATAATTGTTTCAATTTTTATAGTCAACTTAAATTGTAAAAAGCACACCACCAAATCCGTCCACTACTCGTAGAACATTATGATTTGTTGCATAGACACGAACAGTACAATTACCTAATGCGGGAACGGTGGTTTGATTTGTCGTAATTTGAAGAACAATACTATCAATTCGGCTTGCATTCATCGAGCCACTCGGCTGTAGTTCTTCAGGACGAAGCGCTAGACTATAGCAGTAGATATAGTCATCAGATGGAATAGTTGTATGGCGTTGCCACGGTTGAACAAGACGGAAATAGGGCGCATCACGAACTTGAAACCGATCAAATCCGTCTAGTTGTAAAACTGCATTGGCAAGAATATCTGTACGAACACCTGTTTGAGCAACACTTAGACTGCTGAAATTGAACCACTCTTTGTTATTAATAACCTGTTGGCGCTGAAGTACCCAGATGAACTCACGAACAGGATGATTAAATTCAATGGGTACGGGAATGGACTGCGAACTCGGAGGAATTGCAATTTGTGAGGTATACTGAATCTGCTCAATTAGATATTCATGAGCGGTACTCACAAAACGACGGCGCTCATCTACGTCAAGATACACAAAATCACCCCACATTGTACAGTCCGTTATATGTGCTGGCTTTACGGTTATATCTGTACAGTCTTGAATAACATTCGGTGTCCAAAAGCATTGCTGAAGAGGCCTGAATGTAATATTAATCCGGACAGGGTGATACTGTAAGGCAAGTAATGGAAGATAGAGACCGGGATTCTTACAGAACCAGAACTGAAGAGGTACGTAGAGTTTGAGCGGTCCAACCAAGCTGGGTTGAGAATATCCATCAACCTTACCAATCATATCGTAAAACCCAAACTTCTTTGAATCGGTTGTTGTGAGATTAGACCAGATTTCCATCCATTCTCCAGTTTGCCTGTCAATCTCTTGTTCACCAATCGTAAGGGTAATTTCCTGAATGAGTGCATGACCAATTGAATTTACATAAGCGACTGTCTCATCCGTAGTGGAGAGGTGGAGTGTAGGAAGTGTAATCTCTAAAATACAGGGACCAAGTAAATCTCCACTCCGAGGAACGAGCCAACTGATTTTTTTTCCAAAATCAGGTTCATTATCTGAATACATTTCAACAGCCTCAACGGCAAAATTCGTGTGGCGACGATAGACAAACTTAAACCATGTTATCTGAGGGTTTCCCGTCAAGAAAACATCCTGTTTTCCAACTGCGACGAGTTGTAATAGACCACCGTTGCCAGTCATCTCGCGGCGCTTCTGAATGATGGAGTGATTCTTAGTAGAAGGTAGTAGCGCGATGGATCCTCGCCTTTATGCTAAAAAAGGCTATGACATGGATTTAACGGTCCTCCGGTCACTTTTTGCACTTGATAGTACCACAAATATTCCAATTAGTACGAATTGGTTCCTCACGGCCGACGGAATTGGTGGTCTTCAATGGGAGAGTATGGCGTGGTATATGAGTACCGTAAGCATTTCAAATATTCGTATGCTTGATACAAATCTTATTAACAATCCTTACCGTCATAATATTACAATTACAAATGGGGCACTTTTAGTGGATGGAGCGCCTATTGTTGCATCAGGGAGTATTGGTATAAATCAGCTTACAAGTAGTCTAGTGGGATTAGGTTCGTTTGGATTTGTCAGTACATCAGGTTTGTATAGTACGGTTGCAGGTCTTGGGACAGCTCGATACATAAGTAGTAGCTCTCTGACATCGACCGTAATTGGATTGGGTACAATGGGATACGTGAGCACCCAAAGTTTATATAGCACCGTAGCAGGGCTTGGAACAGTAGGCTATGTGAGTAGTGCCCAGTTTACGAGTTTTTCAAATCTTATCTATAATCCTTCTTATATTTCTGCAAATAATCTTTTGAGTACATCGCAAAATCTATTTGGATATATTCAAGGTATAATAAATTCACAAGGCACTGGGGCTATTAGTAGCTTTACAGTAAATGGAACAGCCACTTTTTATTCTACACTCTCTGTGGGAACTTTTTATTATATTAATGGCAATATCTCAACATTGAGTACTAGTATTGGGGGCGCATTGACCAACCTCGGATCTGCGGGCTATTTAAGTACATTGAGTAGTTCGTCGATTAGTACAACAAGTATAACCGTGTCAAGTCTTGGATTTATGGATACGGTTACAGGGGTCAAGCAACTTGCCGCAGTGGCCAATGGTATTTTTCAAATTAATGGAGCGTCCATTACAGGCGATGTGAGTAAAGGAAATCTTACATCAACTGTTGTCGGTCTTGGCACAGTAGGATATATTTCAAGTATTGTCTTTGGTTCAATTGTGAGTACTGCAAATCTGAGTGGGCTTATAAGTAGTGCAAATCTAAGTGGCCTCATATCCACTGCTAATCTAGATGGACTGATTAGCACTGCCAGTCTAAGTGGACTTATTAGCACTGCCAATGTAAGTGGAGTCATTAGTACTGCCAATCTGAATGGAGTCATTAGTACTGCCAATCTGAGTGGAGTCATTAGTACTGCCAATTTGAGCGGACTTATAAGCAGTCAAAATCTTGTCGACTTAATAAGTTCAGCTAATCTGAATGGGCTTGTGAGTACAGCTAATTTCTCTGGACTTATGAGCACAACTTTTTTTGATTCGCAAATCACAAGTACTCTGGCTGGACTTGGAACTGCAGGATATTTATCGACTATTTTAGTGAGTGCATTAAGCACTGGAACAGTAAATACTTCTTCGATTACTTTTATTGATTCTACAACTACGCCACCAAATGCTGGCCAAATTAGTCAACTTAATGTTAGTTCAGGTAAACTTCTCTTTAATGGAGCCTATGCAACGGGCTCAGGTGCGGCGGTTGGTGTTTCACAGATTCTTCCAGGTAGTGGAATTACAGTAAATCCAGGTATAGGTACAGGTGCTGTAACGGTAAATGCAAATCTCGTTAATTTAGTAAGCACTGCAAATCTTTCTCAACTTATAAGTACAAATTTTTATGATTCCCAGAATGCAAGTACAGTAAATGGTCTAGGTACAGCGGGGTATATTTCATCAAGTCAATTACAGAGTTCAGTGGTCGCATTAAAACAGAGTTTTTTTGTAGTGAATGGCAATACTCTCTATATTCAAGGATCTGGTAATGCCATCACAATCAGTAGTTTAGCGAGTGTAGTTTATTTGAGTTCCTTTCTGCAGTCTACTGTGACCTATAAGGGTTCCAATGGAAATATTGCACCCAAATGGTCAGTCGGTACACAGCCTATTTCCTTTACAACTGCGAATCTTCAATTAGATTCCTTCTCGAGTCTAATTACATCAAATGCAATTGTGAATATTGAAGTGCTCGGTAATTTTATGTTTAGTCCACTGGCACTTCCGCAGACACCAGTTCCTATCTATATGTCAAGTTTTGTTCAAAGTGGAGCATCAGGAAATAGTAATTATCTAAGCAGTCAAATGTTCCAGACGATGTTCTTCCCTACTCAGTACAATAGTGGAGTTGCTGGTGGTCTATATGGAGGTCTCAGTAATTATATAAGTCCAACAATAAAACTCAGTCTACCTGGCTCAGTTGTACAAGGATTTTATCCAAATACACCTATTGTTCTAGGGCACTATCTTCCGAATGCTGTCACACTCAATTTAACACAGGGATTCCTAAATTCAAATGCCACGGTTTTCTTTGGTTCAACGAACTCGGTCTTTGTGTCAGTTCAAAATATGCCTTAGAGTAGGAATGTCAAAAAGGACATATGATACGGATGAAATAACTTTACGCAAAGTCTATGCTTTTTCAACGAATAATCAATTCGTCCCCGCAATGACTGTATTAACAGCGGATGGAGCAGGGGGAACCTATTGGGCAATTCCTAGCTCACTTGGATACAATCCGAGTTTCAATCAAATTGCCACTGATGCTGGGACCTTTACGGCGTCAGCACCTTATAATACATTTACTCTTAGCCAAGGTGGTGGAATCGGTTTTGTTCAAGGCGCAGGGACAAATCAGATGTACATCTATTCAAAAGGCTTTGGTCAGATAAATACGGTGGGTGGAAATAGCCTTTCAGGATTCTCTAATAATGTGACAACACCTGTTTTAAATTTTGCTGGTTCAAATGGTATTAGTCTTCAAGCAAATCCTGTAACAAATACACTTACGTTTACTGGAAACGGTATTCCGATTAGCACTACATTAAATAGTTTCCAAAGTCTTAAAATATTTCCGAACCTCTCGACTCCAACAACACCTGCTTCTCTTATCTCCTCTCTTGGTGGAGCCACTATTCTCTATGCTAATAACTATTCTAGTATACTAACACTTGCGGGTACGGGGCAAATTAGTCTAACACCCGATTATCTTAATAATACTGTATATCTTGGATTAAATGCAAGTACTCTTGTTACATCGAATCTGACAACTATTGTTGTGAGTACAACAAGTGTACAGACATCAAGTTTTACACTTATAGATACCTATAGTAGGGTTCAAAAAACTCTGTATAGCTACAACGGAAATCTCTACTTGAATGGAATTGCAGTTTCGGGTGCAGCTGCCTCGCTTGTTGGATCAGTGAATCCTGGCTCAAATATTATTATGGGACCGACTGGAACTGGAGGTGGTACACAGGGTGATGTAACCGTCAATGTAGATATGACTTTCTTGGGTTCAACTGTGCAAGGACTCGGTTCTTCTGGATATATTAGCACATTGGTTGCGGCGAATCTGACGGGTCTTGTGAGTACTGCAAACTTGCAAAATCTTGTGAGTACCGCAAATTTAGCTGGTTTGGTAAGTACAAATTCACTCGTTTCAAGTGTGGCAGGACTAGGCACAGCAGGGTATTTAAGTTCATTAAAAGCGCAGTCTCTGAGTACAGGAACACTTTTTACATCATCAATTAGTTTCATTGATACAACCCTCAATACAAAGCAACTACTTGCTGTAAATGGAGGAATTCTACAATTAAATGGATCTCCTATTACAGGCGGTGGTGGAGGTGCAACTGGCAATTATGTCAGCACTGCAAATCTTGTTGGACTTGTAAGTTCAGCAAATTTGGCCGCTTTGGTAAGTACAACCTATATTAGTGATAAATTGGGTTCAACTGTACAAGGTCTAGGAACAGTTGGATATTTCAGTAGCCCAGTCTTTAGTAATGTGACAGTTGTAAATTCAATAAGTTCTATTTGGGTGGCGGTTGGTACGGGATCATCGAGTGCTGCTACAATTCAATATAGCCTTGATGGAGTTAACTTTTCATCTGCACATACAGGTGGATTTGATCCAGGTTGTAATGTGGCAACTTCTGGAGGTATAGCCATTGCTTTTAATGGTGTTGCATGGGTTGCAACGGGATTTAGCAGTACTGGCATTACTCCAATTCAAAGGAGCAGAGATGGAGCAAACTGGGATACTGTATCAATTAATGGGAGTGGTGGTAATACAGGATACTTTAATGCAGTTGCATGGAATGGTGCATATTGGCTTGCTGCGTCACCTTACAATGGGTGTAATGGCTCGATCTCAATTTCTGTAGATCCATATGCTGGAACTTGGAATGATGCGACTGATCAGACATTTTTAAATGGATATGCATCATGTATTGCATGGAATGGTGCGTATTGGTTAGTAGGCGGAAGTAATCGTGATAATGTGAATAATCTGTATTCAAGCTCAGATTCTCTTACATGGACTTCAAGAACAACAAACGGGTTTGCGGTTATTCGTGCAGTGGCATGGAATGGATCGTATTGGTTGGCTGTTGGCTCAAATGACATAGGAGGAACTCCCATCCAATTTAGTTATAATGCAATTAATTGGTCAAATGCAAATCCGGCAAATATTACAAATATAATTATGACAAGTGCGGTATGGAATGGAAACTATTGGTATGTTGGGGCGACTTCTGGAGATATCTATTATAGTTATGATGGAAGTAATTGGGCCCTTGCACCTAATAAGACAACGTTTGGATCGGATGTAAATGGAGTTACTGCATCTGTATGGAATGGTAACCGTTGGTTGGCGACTGGATTTAATTCAGGATCTAGTTTAGGGACAATTTTACTACAATCAAATCTGACAAGTTCTTGGCTTGCATTAACAACAGGAGGATTCACAACTCCTCCAGGATCATCGGGACAAACAGGACGTAGTATTGCATTTTCTTCCAATACACAGAATGCATATACACAGGCTAATTTATCTATCTTACCTCAGGCCATTCCTCTTTTTACATCAACAAATCAACTACTTGCACTTTCAAATTCACTTACAATTAATAGCGCGCTTACAATTAATACTAGAAATTTAAATAATACAGGATATGGAAGTCTTGTTGGAATTAATACGGCAAATCCGCAATATACACTTGATGTTCGTGGATCATTCTACACAAGTTCATTGACAGCTAATACATTTACTGGAAGTTCAATCACAACAGGAATATTTAATGGGAGTTCAATTATTGTAAGTTCCGTGACAGCTAATACATTTAGTGTCAGTTCAGTTCTAACACAATATATAGATGCAACTGGTATTATTCGTGCATCTCTGGGTGTTTTATCAAATGGAACATTTCTAACCTCAGATCGCCGAATTAAGCAAGATATTCGTGATGCAGATCTTGAGCGCTGTTATTCTAATCTTGTTGATTTACCACTTCGCTCATTCAGTTTTATCTCAAGTTTCAGTGATACAAAATTGGATAAACATCAGATTGGATTTATAGCGGATGAACTGAGTACCCTATTTCCTAAATCGATCTATGAACATACAGTAGATTTCTCTGAATATAGTACAATTCAACTCGTAAATTACGAACAGGTGCAAATGGCGCATTTTGGTGCCACACAGTATATGGCAAGTCTATTACAAAATCAAAACTCAACGATTGTGGCTCAGAATGCTGTGATTTCATCTCTTGAACAACAAATGGCAAGCCTTTCAACAACAATTGGATTGATTGTTTCGAAATAAAAATCAAGTGAGAGAAGAGGGGAGAGATGTCGAGAAAAACATATGACACAGATATTATTACTCTGCGTCGTATCTTTGCGACAAACAAAGGAACGAATGCCCCGATTCAGACCAATGTTATACTTGCAGGTGTTGGATCAGGTGAAGTACATTTTTTACATCCACTGGATGTTCCCTCTATTTCAACGATCGGCCCGAGCACACTTGAAGCGTGTGTTCCACTCATTTCAACAGGGAGTGGTCAATCATTAAGCACAATAATAAATCAATATTTACCCAGTAGTGTATCAACCAGTTTTGCTAATTATGCGGGTGTTACACAATTGATTGCAGGTGCAAATATTTTAATTAATCCCACAAATGGTATTGGTGCAGTTACGATTACGGCAATCACAGGGGGTGGAAGTATAACACAGCTAAATTTGGTCAGTACGGTTGCTGGATTGGGAACAGCTGGATATTTATCAACTTCTGCTAATGGTATTATCCCTGATGGTTTAGTGAGTACTGCAAATTTAAGGGGATTAGTAAGTACAGCTAATCTTGGAAATCTGGTCAGCACATCATACTTTGCTTCGCAACTTGGATCTACACTAATTGGTCTTGGTACTGCTGGCTACGTATCTACTGCGGTGGCAACTCTACCTGGAGGTCTGGTGAGTACTGCAAATCTTAGTGGTCATGTTAGCACATCCTATTTGGCAACGCAACTTGGATCTACTATAATCGGTCTTGGTACTGCTGGCTATTTATCTACTGCAGTTGCTACTTCCTTGCCTGGAGGTCTTGTAAGTACTGCAAACCTTGCTGGCCATGTAAGTACATCTTATCTAGCAACTCAACTGGCATCTACTGTAATCGGTCTTGGTACTGCTGGTTATGTATCAACTGCAGTTGCTACTTCCTTGCCTGGAGGTTTAGTAAGCACTGCAAACCTTGGGGGTCTAATCAGTACAAGCTACTTAGCAACTCAATTGACATCTACTGTAATCGGTCTTGGTACTGCTGGCTATTTATCAAGTGGATCAACAACACTTCCTGGAGGTTTAGTGAGTACTGCAAATCTTGCTAGCCATGTAAGTACAACTTATCTAGCAACTCAATTAACATCTACTGTGATTGGCCTTGGTACTGCTGGTTATGTATCAACTGCAGTTGTTACTTCCTTGCCTGGAGGTTTAATAAGCACTGCAAACCTTGCTAGCCATGTAAGTACAACTTATCTAGCAACTCAATTAGCATCAACTGTGATTGGTCTTGGTACTGCTGGTTATGTATCAACACTACAGACTTCATCAAAATTCTTTTCAATTAGTACTGGCAACGTATTTGTATCAACTG